AAATTGAGCATTTATATCGTGCCTCAATACTTTACGAATAGGTAGTTCCAAAATTGAAATATCGCCTTTGTGGAATATCCCTGCAATATAACCAAACCTTATTTTATCGCTTTTGCTTTTGTTTGCCTTCCATTGCTCATCTTCATGGTCTAAACAATTAGGAATAACCTCAACATTTTTATTGTATCTTTTAATTTTTGATGCCAGATGTTTAGTAGTCGTTATTACTAAGTCAACATTTTTAAGTATTTCAATTGTTTGGTCGGGTATATTGTGAATATCATAAAGTCTACTTAAATGGTGGCTTTTAGGTAAGGTCCAGGTGTCATCAATATCGAATATTACTTTTATTCCTAATGAGTGAAACTTTTTAATGATTTCTAATGATTTGCCACTTGTATCGATTTCTCTTTGATAAACTACTGCAGAATATTGTTTAAGCTGCTCATCGGTTGCAACATCTAAGTCAGGAAAAACATCACATTGGAAGTTTACCATGTCGGATATTTTTGCAAAAGGAACTATTAATCGGTGAAAGGATAAACCATTAAGGTTCCCCATGTTCGCTTTGATGAGAATTTTTTTCATTGTGTTGTCGTTTGAGTTTTTCTTTGATTTTTTTTATATCATTTGCTACCGTTCGGTAAGGTATCTTTGTTTTATCGCTTAACTTTTTAGCATCCCCATGCTGAATATAAAGCTTTAAAAGATTTTGTTCGTAAAATTCATTTTCTGTTTGTGGGGAGTCATTTAAAAAGCTGATTAAAGCTGAATAATCAATATTATCATTTTGCTCAACTATTTCATTTAAATTATCCACGAATGTAACATGTTCAACAAAATAACGTTTCTTAAATTTATTTGAGTGCCAAGTTAACCAGCAAACAGTTGAAAAGTAATGGCGAAGGTTTCTAATAGTTGAAAAGTCAATTTGTTTTTCAATTATCACAATAATAGCCTCTGAATGTAAATCTTCAAGTAATTCGTGATTGTGACAAATATTACGAGTTATTTGTTTATAGATTTTATTGTTTACGAGTTCCTCAATCACTTCTGCAAAAGTAAAGCAAAAAGTAATAAGATAGCAAACAAAATAAATTGATAATCAGTTTTTTTCATATAAGTCGCTATTTAGTTTCGCAAATATGGTAGTTATTCATAATCTTTTTAAATCATTATAAGTTTTAGATTGCTCTTTTAATTTTAAAGTAAGGAAAATTAAAGCCTGTGTTTTTAAATAATAATCAAATGTTTTATTATTTTCAAATATAACTGAATTAATTATTTGCTCATATCCTTTCGGGTCATATTTTTTTAATCCACTTTTTTTAATATACTCATGATATTTAACTTTTGCTTTTTTTGTTAAAATATCCCTACTTTCATTGGAAAATGATATTTTATAGTTTTGAAATAAAAAATCATAAATTGAAGGTAAGTGCATTATATTATCTTCATGATTTACTATTGTATCAAATCTTTCAGATATTTTAGGTTCACATATTTCAAAAAAGTAATTAGCTATTTCCATATTTTTTTCAAACATTTTGGTAATTGGCTTTTCAGTTGTTGGAACTTGTAATTTATGCCATTCTTTAATAGCTTGTTCACGTTTTGAATAGCTCATGTAACTTTTTATAAACTTAGTGAATGTTACAGTACCATAACCAACATATTCTCCAAATTCTCCACTTATACCCATTTTAAACGCTTTTTTAAGCTCAGATAGTGTTGCACCCTTATAATTGTCTAAAACATACTCATAAACAAAACCAGCCACGTTTTTAATAGTTTGGTTATCTAAGTTGTATTTTTTGTTTTCACCGCTTAATTCAATTGTCTTAATTATGATTGCATAAAGTTGTGTTAATACTTCTTGTTTGTCTTTATGAATTATTTTAACTTCATTTTTTACTTCAATGAATGTTTTTAAATAATCATTTAGTTTCTGCATGGCTTCAACTTCTAAAGCTGAAAATCCATTTGTTGTTGTTAAATTACTCATAGTTGGTTTGTGTAATCGTCCCAGTTAATATTCTCTATTGCTTTCATTGCAGTTGCTATTCTTACTTCGCTTGTGTTGTTATCTTTAATAAAATTAACCTTTGCTTTTCTAAATGCATCTATTACCCATTTACGTATAGCATGATAATCTGATTTGTAATTAACACCTGTACTCATTTTATAATTATTTAAACAATCAATCATCCATTCTACTTCATGCTTAGCATATTCAGATAATAGTTTATTATATTCTATATCAGAAAGACTAACTGAATCTAAATATTTATTTTTAAGAGTAGGTACATTCTTATTATTTTTATTATCATTATTATTATCATTATTATTTTTATTCTTATTCTTATTATCATTATCGGGTTTTTTGGGTTTGTTTGGGTTATTTTTTTTAGGTCTTCCTCCTAACATTCCATTGTTTTTATTCCTATCACATACATTATTATATGCTTGTAAGTCCCTTTCAAATTGACTTTTAAAAGGATAAAAAGCCAAATTAACCAGTTGGGTTATTTGGGTTTCTTTGGGTTTGTTTGGGTTATGATATGAATAAATAAGTTTAAATAATTGACCTGCTTGTTCATCAGTTAATTCATCTAAAATACCTAAACTATCAATATGCAATATAAATGATTTTCTTGCCATAATTAATCTTTATTATTTATTGTGTAAAAAAATTCATCAACGCTTCTTTTACCAAAATTCCTAAGGCACATTAATTCGTTTTTAAATTTTATATCTTCTACATATTTTAACCTACCATTATCATAATTTAATTTAATTGCTTTTTTTAATCTATCAGATATATTATTTGTTTTGCTCCATAACATAAAATCTGTTTTTGGTTCAATATTTTTAATAATTATAGAATTTATTTGTTGCTGATATTTTTTAATAATATCAATTGCTTCTAAAAATTGTTTTTCTGTTATCATTGTTTTGTAAATTAAAAAACCCCTAAATGTTAGGTTGGTTTACGAAACCGCAAAGGAGTAACTCTTTGCCCTAACACTTAGAGGTCTAAATGTTTTAATGTTACTCTATTTTTAAAATCGGTTCGTTACTCCGATAGTGCAAATATATTAAATTAATTTTAATTGTGCAACATGATTATTTTAAAAATATTTGATTGATTTCATCCATTGAATATATCTCACCGTTTAATTTGTATTTTAATTGATACGTTGGCACTAATTTTTTTAAATGATAATTTTTATGGTTTCTTTTAAAAGGTAGCCTCCAAACATCTTCTCCTTCTATTTTGTAAGAAATATCTCCTACTTTAAATATTTTTTCCATGATTATTATATTTTTGATTGTAATATTCCTCAACAAATTGCTCAATACTTAATCCTAAATATTTTTCCCCATTATCTCGAAACCACATGAAGAAATCAACAAACTGTTTTTTTTCTATTTGTTTTGCTTGTTCAGCTATTTTTTTAGCTTTATCATTCCATAGAATATTAGGCTCTAAATGCTCTAATAACAATTCTACTGCTGTTTTATTTTCCATGTTGTTTGATTTTTGATTTGTAAATTTTAATTAGTTCCTGTATTTCATCTAAGGTTAGTTTATTATGTTTTGCCTCATCAACTATTTTAGTAATTTCATTATAGCAATTAGACGCTTTTTCAATATCTGTAAAGTATTTAATATGTATTTTTTTATTTAATACTCTTATCCTAACTTGCCATTTATTATTTATAGAAGCATAAACAACACCACGATAACCACTTACACCAATTTTCATACTTTTATTAGTATTTTCTCTTTGACTAAGTATTTGTAAATTAGATAATTTATTATTTGTTTTGTCATTATCAATGTGGTCAACTACTAAGTTTTGTTTATTAGGAATATGATTTAAAAAAGCCATTGCAACCAAAACATGTATTCTTTGGCTTTTATGTTTTCTATTTTTAAAAAGATGAACAAAATAATATCCATTTGATTGAATATGATTTTTTAATATTCTATCTTTATAATAAGTATAAACATTACCTAAATTGCTTACTTTGTATATTCCTTCGTATTCAGGAACATCTTTCCAAACTTCTGTTGTTTCCATAAATAAAATATCCCTACTCAACAAAGGCAATCCAGTCGTGATGAAATCACAAAGGCAATGTTTTTCGGGAATTTTAAATAAGTTTTCATACTGGATTGCGTTGCAAATATAATAAATTTATTTATATATACCAATATAATCTAAATAATATTGTCTTAATTCTAATCTTTTTAAATTATTTCTTTTTTCTTCAGGAATTTCTTTTAATGCTTTACGTGTTTTATTTAAATATTCTTTTATATTATTGATGTCTAATTTTAAATATTTATAATATTGAACCATAAATTCTTCAACATACATTTGTAATTTTGGAGTGAATTCTTCTTTTAAACCTTTATTGTAACCTATTATATTTGCTGAAAGTTCTTCATTGCACCTATAACATTGAAGCCAAATATTGAATAAATTAAATCTTAAAGTTGGATTTGCTTGGGTGCTATGGTAATGACCAGCTTGTGGTTTTTTAGGCAAACACCCACAACTTATACATGTATTACCATAATCAATTTTTCTAATTAATTTATTTGTTTCAATTTGTAATAATTTTAACCAATCTGTTCTAGTTCTTGTTTTATCAATTAATTCAGCTTTTTTCTTTTTCCAAACTTTTTTTTCTGCTAAAATACTGGCACATTTAGGGCTGCAAACTTGTTGAAGGCTATTAAATGGAGTGTAGATTGTCCCACACTCCTTACATTTTTTATCTTTAATTTTTTTTTCCATTAAATGATTCAAAATATTTATTAAATAATTCCCTTGCTAACTTTACTTTCTCAGTCATTTTTTCAATTATTTCTTCATTAGCATTTACCCTATAAATAAATAATCCTAAGTCACTAATAATACGAGGGTCGAAAGAAACAAAATCACACCATTTACGACCGCTTAATAACATATAACATTGCATCTGATAATAGTATTCAGGTTGTTCACTTAAGAAAGTTTCATCACTTGTTATAAAGCAATGTTTTAAGTGATTAGCGCCATTGTAAGGACACTTTATTTCAATTAACCCATCTTCACCTATTAAGCCATCAGGACTTCCTGTTAAGCCTTCTATTTCGTTTGAATAAAGCATTAAACTCTCTTTTACTTCATTGCCAGTTACCGATGTATAGAATTTCTTTGCAATAGGCTCATTGTCATTACCGAACTCGGTTGCCATGTTATTAATGCCTTGCTTTACTTCTCCGCTTAACTTTTCCCAAACTTTCTCAAGAATATAAGTTTCTGCTGTTTTGGATAGCACGTCCTTTTTAGAACGTGCTTCAGTCATTAACTTCCAAATTTCGCTTCCCGTAAAATTACCTTGTCGGTTAATAAACCATTCAGGTGAATATATTTCAATTGTGCTTTCCATAATTAAATTCTATTTTTAATAATATTAAATAAATCTTTTTCTGTTAATTTTTTATCTATATATTTTGTAATTTCATCTCTATTAATTCTTAAACTTACTTCAATTGTAGCACTAAAATAATTATCGCTTACAATACTTGAAGTAGAACTAATTGATGAAAAAATAATATTTATAGGTTTATTTATTTTTTTACAACTCATATTAAATAGATTTTATTAGTTTTGTTTCAACTTCCTGACTAACCTCATATTTTGCCTTTATAGCATCTATTGAACCACCTTTCATTAAATAATCAACTGCTTTGCCAAAAGCCTCTGTATCTGCATTTAAAATAGGTTTACGGGCTACTTCCTTTTTATTGTCATGGTCAGCATCACTTTCTGTTTCATCAATTAAGAATAAACCATTTAAAGCGTACTTACGAGCGTAACTTGAAGCTGTGCCAGTACATTGTTCACTACTCATGCCTTTATGTTCGCTCATTTCTGCAAAGCCGTTTACTGAAAAACTAACAACGTTATATAAAATTGTTGCAGTTGATTTTAAGAATAACTTATTTCCAACTATTAAAACATCATCTGTTAATGTTAATGTTAGTTCGTATTTATTTAAAAGTGGCTTTACAGCTTCTAAAATATCTTCAGCACTTCTATACTTATATTTGCCGAATGAATTATAATTACCTTTTGGTACTTTTAATTCTGTTTGAATAGCAATTAAACGTTCATTAATTGTCATTTGTTTTTCATTCTTTTCTGTAGTTTTCATAATTTTGATTTTACTTGGTTATATACTTCATTAAATTCACTTTCTGTAATTTCATCGTACTCAAATGGAAATCTCATCATATATTCATTGATTTCAATTTCATAATTTTTTTCACTATTATAAATAGAGGTAGTTTTGTTTTCTTCTATTTTAAAATAATGATTATTGTTTTTAACGTAAGTTGGTAATTGAACTTCAATCTCAACGCTTTCTTTTTTTTCAATTGTAATTTTCATGATAGATAGTTTTAATTCTGTTTATTTATACGTTTTTGTAGTGAATAGACTAAAATGGCAATCCATCGTCTTCTATTTTTGGAGTGTACTTTGTTTCATTTGAATACGTTTTATTTTCATTATCTTTTTTAAATTGGTCTGCTGGTTTCCAATTATCTATTTCTAAATAATGAGTTGCCTTACCTTCAATTTTATTCTTTTTCTCTTTGATAACACAATTTACCCAGCCTTTTACTAAATTAGCTTTTAGTGTTTCAAGGTCTTTTTCTGAGAATGATACTTTTGTTAATTCTCCAAAACTTGTAGTTACTATCTTAGCACTACCTACGAATGTTTTAGTTTCCATTTTATTTTATTTATTATTTTGTTTTTTTATTTCTTCTAATGTTTTTGGAGGATTAATTATAACATCCGTTAAAGTTTCAATTGAGTGCCTTAAAGTTATTGGCGAATTGGAATTGCAACAACTAAGAGTTAATTGAATAGTTTGTTTAATAATATCTTTTACTTGTTCTAAATTATAATTAGTTTCCATTTTTCTTTTGTTTTTTGTTAGTTATTGAAAATTCTTTATATCCTGTTTTTGTTTTTGGATTTGTTTTCCATTCCTCATTTACTGTATAACCTAACTCCCTAATAATAGCTATAAGTTTATGAAGATTAAGAGTTCCGCACTTGCATTCTTTTTTAGTGATAGCGTAGGCGTTTGAGCCATTAACTACAATGCCAGCAAGTAAAGCATCGAGTATCGCCATTGATTGTGTTTTTTTCATAATTGCAAAGTTAATTATAATTAATTTATAAGCAAATTTTATTTAAAAAATTATAGGTTAAAATACTCATTTGATTTTTTAGGGCTACATATCTATCAATTAAATCATTGTCGAATATCTCAAGCCTATTGTTAACTCCAACTTTTTCAGCAACTTCCATTAATTGGTTTTCTGTATGCCTTATTCTTATAAGTAAATCAGTTTTTACCTTACCTAAGTTATCCATGTACATTTCCATACTTTTTAGTTTTTAGTTTATAAAATTCATTAATTAAATCTAATAGCTCATCATTGCATTCACCCGTTTTAAATGCTTTACTAATTGTTACTAAGCTAAATTTTTTTCCTTTGCTGATTCCAAACCTTCTAAGTTTAGTCTGGTCTCCAAATGAGTAGAACTCATCAATTGTTTGTTTTGTTGTTTTTGGTATTTTCATTTTATTATTCCTTTTGCTTTTAATACTTTAAAATAGTGTTCAATGTTAAATGATTGTCGTACGCTATCATGGTTTCTTCTGGTCCACCAGTCAATAGCTCCTGTTAAACTAAATAGTTTTTTCATAAGGGTTAAGTGTTAAAAAGTTAGCAAACATTTTATTTAAATTGTAAGTTAAGAAACTAAAAAACTCATCATTGTTTTTTAAATCAAATCGGTAAGTTGTTATTTGAACTTCATGATTCCAAATAGCATCTATATTATCTTTTTTTGGCTCAACTAAAACTAATGCATCTCTATATTTATATTCGCATTTAATTGTAGTTGTTAAACCGTTATCAATAATAATAAACCTCATTCTGTCAAATCTAACTTCTGAATGACTGTCGTTTACGTTATTGAACTCATGTAAAATGTATTCAATAGCTCCAAGTAATTGTTCTGTTTTCATGATTGTTTGTTTTTAATTATAAAGCAAATTTAAAGCAATTTTTAATATAAACAATAAAAAAAAGCAACTATTTTGTTAAATAATTGCTAACTACTTGAAAATCAAATAGAAAATTTTATTTCATTAACTTGTCAATTTGTGTTTGTTTTTGAGCTGAACCCTGTGAACTTCCAAAATAGTAGCTCACAACTTGAGTGCAAATAGCACTTAAAACTCCTAAAACATAAATAATAATATCTTTTTCAGCTCCAACAGGTTTAAACATTAAAATATAAAACAATACAAAAGTTAAAGCAATAACTGATAAAGCTAAAACAGGTGTAACTATCTTATTTAACAATGGAGCTTTTTCAGCAATAGCTATTTGAATTTCTCTATTCCTTGCCGATTCCATTTCTTTTTGATGTACTTCTAATTGCTTTGTCGCTTCTTGCTCCATTACTTCTAAATGGCTATTTAAAACCTTTTGCAGTTCTAAATTAGCAGCATCTTTTTCTTCTTTGGTTTGGACAAATTTGTCAACTACATTGGAAACAGAATCAATTACCGAACCAGCTCCGCCTGAAAATATTTTACTTAAAAAGTTTGGCATAAAGAATTTTTATTATATTTGCATCACGTTCTTTTCATACACAATATGTAACTAAATTTCATGATTGAGCCTGACTACGAGATAGTCGGGCTTTTTTTTTATACTATTTCAATAGTATGTTTTTCGTCTTTGTGTAACAACAAAAGGTTAACTAAATCATTTTCAGCCTTTGTACTTTCAAATATTGCATTATCGCCTTTTTGATAGCCCACTAATATTCAGCCGAGTGAATGGTCCGCCGAGTTCCCTCTATGCATTAAAACCCCATCAAATCCTTTTATATTGAGGATACGAGGTAACATCCTTTTGAATTTAGGGCTTTGATTAACTATCAATTCATAGCTTCCCGATGGGATTGCAGTAACTCCAAATATCTTTTTTGCCTGAATATAAATCAAAGTATCGGTTTGTTTCAATCCCCTATCTTTATCTTCAAGTGTATAACAGAAAAACTTTTCATTTACGAAAAGCCTTCCAATTGTACTAATATCGGTTTTTGTTTCACGAATTACTTTCAGCTTCATAATCTAATTTTTTAGGTAAAATTGCAGCTTCTTGTTTTTTAATTATTTGCTCATAGCTTTGACGCTCTAAACAATTATAAAGCTTGTTTTCTAAAACAGCAACTCTGTTATGAGTATGATATAACCATATAAGTAACACTGCGGTTGCTCCATGTTTTTTTATAAGTTCCAATGCCTCTTTCATTTTATGTTTTAATTATTTGTTGGAAATGGTGGTGTTGGTGGTGGTATATAAGGACTTAATGGAATATCCAATAAATAAGCGTATTGAGTATTTGCTATTTCAGCCTCATCCTGTTCACTTGTAAACATAAAATAATTTCCGTCAATGTCTTGAACGAAATTAAAAAATGTATCAGCATCAATGAATACGCCCTGTAATTCATTTGCTTGTTGCTCTGTTACTATTCTGCCTTCCATTATACGTTTCTTCCTAAAGTTGTTTGATATGTTGTAACAGCTGTATTAAAATTTACAGCTTCAGCATCTGTTAAGCCATCTCCTATTGATGCTAAGGCTATTTGTTGAGCTGTATTAGTACTAGCACTTCCAGCAGTATTTCTTGCACCTACATACATTTTATATATACTGTAATTTGTGCCAACAAGTGTTGTTAAACTTTGTTGCTGAACTCCGTTTCTAAATGTTTTTCTATCATTGTTTGCTCTTGTTGTTCCAATAAAAAAACCTTTTGAATCAGTTAGTGAACTTAATAATTCAGTACTTGCTGACCCTGTATAATAAACTAAACCCGTATTTGTAGAAATATTTAATTGGTTTAGTCTATTACTATCTGTATAAGAGCCTAATGGAACAGCATTAGTTGTTTGATTTGTTCTTGTATAAACAGAAAAATGATTTGAATTTGATGTTAAACTATTATTTGGTATTAAAAAAGTATCTGCAAAAGCATTACTTGGTGTCATACCATTTGAAGCGTGAGTCCAACCTAAACTGAAATTTAATCTAAATGCAACATCAAGGTCGCGAGGGTCTTTTAAATTCCATTTGTGAGTTGATGATGTTCCGCCAACTATTGGATATAAAGCTTTCATTTTAGTCCAAATGTTAGCACTCTTTAAATCCAATACAAGTTGATTAACTGCGCTTTGTTGTGTGGCATCTGTTATTCCAGCAGCTGTAATAAAAGCCTGTGCATCTGCATCATTTGCAGCACCACCTAATGGTGCATATCTCTTAGGTGTTAATCCTAAAAAAATCATTCTGAATAAGCTATAATTGAACCACTTGTTAAAGTCAAGTTAGTAAAAACAGCATCGCCAGGAGCGTAAATAATAGCACCTTGCTTTAATGTTTTTCCACTTAAACCTATTGATGTTAAATAGTTTGTTGTAGTATCGGGTGCAAAGCCACCTGTTAAAGTCGCAACTACCGTATCAGCCTGAACAATAAAACAATAATATTTCTTGCCTGTTCTCGCAACTGTGTTATCTATATATTCGCAGCCACCGTTTGCTGTTAATCTTAATGCGTTTGCCATTTGTTTTTTATTTTTAAAGTACCATTATTTATAATTATTGAACTCTTACCCACATTGCAACTGAAAAATTAACATTCGTATTTGCTCCAATTGGATTTGAAAAAGCTCCAAATGATTGAAGTTTTTGTCTATTGTCGCCTCCTATACCCGTTGTTTGTTTACCTATAAAATTAAATACTTGACCAGTTCTAAAACCTACAGAACCACTTGAAACTTGAAATGCTAACCAAACAACTTTCTGTGATAATGTTAAAGACAAAGGACTTGCTAATACAAAGTTTTTAAATCCTGTTGTTGCTGAAGATATATTTGAACTTTCTTGAAGTAATGCGCCTGGCTCTCCCGAACTATCCTGATAAACAGCTAATCTAATATTTGATGCTGCTGCCGCTGTTGTAATTTCTAATCCTATTTCAGTTATTACATGTGGATTGTTAATTAAATAAGGCTGTAAATGAATATAACCATTATATCCACTTGAAGAAGACTTTGCTCCATGAAATCCATTCAATTTATATTGACCGCTATATGTTACAGCATTGTTTCCTATACTTGAACTTAAAGTATCTAAATAATTTATTAAGTCTGTTTGATTTGCTAATGTTCCTGTTATTGAACCCCAAACACCACTGTTTGCTGATACTTCAATATAAATACTT